TCTAAAATGGTTGATGATGAAGAAACAGAAAAGAAAGATACTGTTAAAAGAAATGTAGAACACTTAGAAATAATGAAAGCTAAAGATTATTGGACTACAGAAGATATGACAGCAGTTGATTCAGCTATCTCATCAGGCAATTCTTACATAGGATAATTAATGATTACTATTGATGGTAAAGAATACACTAGAGAAAAGATGTCAGATGAACAAGTACAATTATTTGGCATCATTTCTAGTCTAAGTAATAAAAAACAAGAACATATACAAAAAGCAGAACAAAAAGAAATTTTAATACAACATTACATAACTAAGTTTAAAGAAGTTACTTCTAAAAAAGAAAAAACATAACAATATGAAATGCCATGATAAAATTTCTAAATATATTAAAACATTGGAGAAATAATTTATGGAAGAAATCAAAGAAAGAATTAAACAACATGAGGGGTTTAGGGATACTGTGTATTCCGATAGTTTGGGTTTCGCTACTATTGGCTATGGTCATCTTGTACTACCCACTGACAATTTCGTTGAGGGTAATACTTATGACAAAGAAACTCTTGAAGAAGTTTTTGATAATGATTTTAAAATAGCGTCAGATTCAGCTAGAGAATTATTACGAGATATAGAACATAATCATATTATATTTGGTGTTATTGTTGAAATGTGTTTCCAATTAGGCAAACCAAGAGTAATGAAGTTTAAGAAAATGTGGGAAGCATTAAAAGAAAAAAACCTTGATAAAGCTAGTGCAGAAATGATAGATAGTAATTGGCACAAACAAACCACAAAAAGATGTGAAAGTTTGGCTAGTATAATGAAAAACGCAAACAAATAGGAGAATATTATGCCTTATCATACAGGACACGGAAGCAAGAAAAAAAAGAAGAAGAAAAAAAATAAAATGGCTAAAAGAAAAAGATAATGGTTAAAGTAGCATCTATAACAAATATTATAAAAGGTCTAAAACCTAGACAACAAAAAACTATGAAAGCACACGCAAGACATCATAGTTTAAAACACATGCGATCTATGGCTAGAGAACTTAAAAAAGGTGCTACTTTCCAAACTGCTCATACAAAAGCCATGAGGAGTGTAGGAAAATGAAAAGACGTAAAGTTCCAAAAGATAAAAAAAGTAAAATTCCTAAAAAATATTTATCAGGCCTTAAAGGTGGTAAAAGATCAGCTAGAGTTGAATTACTTAAATATATGTCAAAAGCATATAAATCAGGTGCTAGAATACCAAGATCAATGTTTAAAGCGAGAGTAAAATAATGGCTGTTAGAAGAAAACCATTATCTGCTAGAGTAATCTCAACATTAAGAGCAAAAGCTAAGAATAGAAAAAATATTACATTAGGACAATTAAAGAAAGTATATCGTAGAGGTCAAGGTGCTTGGCTATCATCAGGTTCACGGCCAAAGATACCTATGGCTGGTTGGGCTATGGCTAGAGTAAATTCATATCTTCGTGGCTCAAGAAAACATGACACAGATTTAAGAAAGAAAAAGAAATGAGTAAGTCAGCTTTAGAAAAAATTGAATCACATGAAAAGCTATGTCGTATAATGCAGAAAGCAACACACGATAAAATTAACGATCTACAATCACAAATAAATAGAATTGAAAAAATTATGCTTATTTCTGTTGGTGCATTAATAAGTTCAATGGCATATGTAATTATGCTTTTAATAGATAAGGTCTAAACCTTTACAAACACCTAAAAATAAGTACAAGTAATAATTGCATGAGTCATAAACGAATTTTAGTTATATCTGATATGCACATTCCATATCATCATAAAGACGCAATCAAATTTTTAAAAGAAATCAAAAAAGAATTTAAACCTGACACAGTTGTTAATATAGGAGATAGCTTAGACTTCCATGCTATATCAATGCACGATAGTAACCCAGATTTATATTCTGCTGGTTATGAACTTAAAGAAGCTAGAAGATATATAAAAGAATTAGAAAGTGTATTCCCAGAAGTAACAGAAGTAGATTCTAACCACTCTAGCTTAGTTTATCGTAGAGCATTAAAGCATGGAATGAGTAAAGAATTTTTAAGAGATTATGGAGAGTTCTTAGGTACTAAAAAATGGAAGTGGATAGATGATTTAACACTTACTATGTCTAATAATCAGAGATGTTTCTTTACACATGGTCGTAGTGCAGATGTATTAAAAACAAGTCAAACTATGGGAATGAATTGCGTACAAGGTCATTATCATACAAAGTTTGTTATTAGTTGGTGGGCTAACCCAGATAACCTATTCTTTGGAATGAATGTAGGTTGTTTAATTAATCAAAAGAGCATGGCTTTTGCTTATGCTAAAAATTTTAAAACTAGGTTTATCATAGGTTGTGCAGTTATCTTAAATGGCATACCTAGACTACTCCCAATGGTTTTAAACGAAAAAGGTGATTGGATTGGCAAAATCGTCTAAGTTAAAGCCACACAGAGCCACACAGAGGGCTACTGATAAGCAAATAGGTGGCAACCATTATAAACTACCTATAAGCCCTTTAAAATTTATCTTAGCCAATAATTTAAACTTTGTTGATGCAAATATAGTGAAATATGCAGTTAGAAACAAACAAGGCGAAAGTTTAGAGCAAAAGTACAATAAGATAATCCATTATGCAGAACTTGGTAAAGAATTATTGAAAAATAATTTTTAGTTTATTAAATAATCCTCTAACAAAATTAGCAGTTAGTAAAGTTACTGACCATTTAAAACACAAAGCAGAAAAAGTAAAAACAATTAGAGAAGCAGAGATACAGGCTTGCAAAGAAGTTGATGTGCAAAGAATTAAAAGCCAAGATAAATCTTGGAAAGATGAAATATTAATGTTATGGCTAGTAGGTATGTTAAGCACAGGTTGGTTTGATAGCACCAGAGATAACTTTGAGGAGTGGGTAAGAATTATCAACGACTTGCCTGATAGTGTATGGTATTTAGTAATTATTGTATTTACTGCAACATTCTCAACTAAGATGACAGATAAGGTTTTAAACCGAAACAAAAAGTAGTATCATGTCCAAATGGACAAATTTAAAGTTGATGCAGTAATAACAGATTTAGAACTACAATTAGAAACTCATAACAATCCTTATGGTTCTTTTGTCAACTTTAGGTTCATAGATACTTTCCCATACTTTACAAAAGTTAATGAGATGGTCGAAGAAATCAAAAAAAGAAATGATGTTGATTTAATTAACTATGAATATTCTTATACAGGAATCCACGAAGATACAGATATAAAACATTTTGATATTACTAGAAACTAGGGTGGTAAAGAGAGAGATCAAATCCACCCTAGCTATTTTAGGTTCAAAGATATTTATGGCCGTTTATATAAACCATAATTAAAAACACCTAAAATTCTTTTAACGAGCCACCAAGTCTCCCTGATGGCTCTATCTACTAGACTCATATATCGGGAGCAAATCAATATATTGTTAATAGAATTCATTAAACTTTATTACTCAAAGCTAAATCACGTTTTAATTCAGATTGTTTAAGACTCACATACTTATCTAAATTATTATAATGGTATCTAGCTTTAATTAATTCTTCTTCTGCATTAGCATATTGTTCTACAACTTCTTTATACTCTGCATCTGTTCTGGCCTTATGTTCAGCCTCTATAACAGTTTTAGTATCTAATTTGTATTTAAGGAATAATTTAGAATAAGTTGCTTTACGACCCTCATCTAATACAATTACTTTCTTATGCCAATCAGCCCATCTTTCTGAGGCTCTTTCTAGTTCTTCATAAGATTTAAAACTTAAACTCATATCAATATAACTCCTAATATAAACCCTATTAAAAAAATTACATATTCTCGTCTATAATTTTCTTCCATTTTTTTAAAATCTTCTTTGCTTTTTCCAAATATAATCATGGGTATAATAACATCTCCTCTGCTTCTTGTTCTAATTGTTTTATTTGTTGTTTAAAACTATGGTTTTCTTTTTCTAAAGCATCTATTTTTTTTACTAAACCTTTATGTTCTAAATACATAGCTTGTAATTCTTCTCTCTTAAAAGCAAGATTTTTTTTTAACTTTTCAACCTCGCTTTTAAGTTTTTTTATAAGACAATCTTTATCTGTCATTAAAATGGTATTTCATCGTCCATATCTTCCATTTTTTGAACAGGCATAGCATGATCTGGTGCT